TTAATCTCGTAGGCCAAATTGCCTATGAACGATACGTGTTCAGCCTTGCGTGCGCATTGCTCTCTATATCTCTCAATGGCCCGGTCATAATCATCGTAATTGATGTCTACCGAAAATTCGCTATTTAACTCTGATACTGTTACTTTATAGTTCAACATATGAAAAAGGTTAATGGGGGCCGTAGACCCCGGTGATTAATTGTTTATTTCTTTTGACCATTCGGGGTGAAGGTGATAAAAGGCTTCGGACAGGTAGATAATAACATATTGCTGATCTGCCATGAAATTATCCGTTTCATCAGTCCAAATAACTCCTTTCTTAACTAAAGAACCAAGTACGCCTCTGATAGTTCTCATCGGGATGCCGGTAGCCTTTGAAAGGTCATTAGCATCAACATCAGAAAATCCTGCCTCTGCATAAAGCATAGGAATGTAAGCATCAAGAACTTTTTGCTCTAACTCGGTGAATGTGGTTTGTGTGTTCATTTTTTTGTGGTTTTGTTTGACACAAAGTAAAAGATATTTTACTAAACAAACCAAATAAATGTGTAACTTTTTTTTACAATTCCGGGAAGGCCTCATTCAGATAGCGTATTATTTTTTTGCTAATAAGCGTTTTTTGTACCGGGCCGGCCCATTCTGATGGGCATAGATATGCCGCCCTTTTGATAGCGGATGAAATATTCCATGAAGGCAGTACACATAAAATAGTCAAAAAGATCAGTAAAGTGGCCGTACTTTTGATAGCGTACACCGGTCTTGCTTTCCGTTTCCATTTCTTTGGACTTGGTGCCATCGGCGGCCTCCTTCAGATTAACAAAATCTTTAATGGTTATTTTGTTGCTCTCGTCAATAAGGACCTTTATGCCCTCTAATTCTTTCTCAAAGATCGTGTTAATCCAATTACCCCTCATTACTACGGAAGGGTTATGGCTCATCACCCGGCTCGTTGGTTTGTAGTCCCTCAATTCCTCCATGATGAGGCGGTAAAAGTTATAGCCCTTCTCTAACTTGGTATCTTCCTTGTTAGCGGTAGCATCCCCATAAATGAACAGGCCGGATTGATGCGCCGGGTAACGCCGCTTGAACTCATTGCATACGGCCTTGATTGTGTTATTGGGGTTTTCGCCGGTTATCTCATCAATCATAAATACCTCTTTATCCCGGACTTGGAATATACCCATAGGTAAGTAGGGGTTTACGTTATCATCCCACGAAATATGGAGGGCTAACTCCGGATCATATTTGCATTTGCCTATATGCTTATCAAGTTCAAAGCACTTGTAAAACTCGCCACCGGTTTTCAGTTGGAGATTCCAATTACCCTCTACGAATACCTCGTATTGGTAACGCGGCATATTTTTGAGGTTTTCCTTGTATTCCTCGGTTAGGTTTGGGTTATCGGTAATCTTGGAAGGTATGTAAAGCCAATTATCCGGTAGGGACCCCTTTTCCCATTGGTCATATACTCTGCGCTTAATCCAATTATCAGCCGGGTTGCAAGTGGCAAGTATAACGGGCTTGGGCCTTGGTTCACATTCCCACCGGCCGGCCCTACCGAATGCAATATTGAGGGTAGCCTCTTGGCACTCGTTTATTTCCTCAAATAGAAAGCCGTTTACCTCCAATCCTTTGAGCCATTGCAACTCCTTGTCTTTGTCGTAGTTTTCGCCCTTGAACATAATTACCGATCCATTGGGGTGCCGATATTCGTAAGGTGAAGTACGCAGGGTGCCGGATGGGTTTAGCTTGGTGAATGAGGGTATTGTGGTAATCCTAATCTTTTCAAGGTCCTCACGTATCACGCACCATCTACTACGGGGAAAGGCTTGGCACATGATTAGCAGGGCTGACAGGCCCCAAAAAGTTTTGCCCCCACCCATTGCACCGCCGAACAGGATAAACGCATATTTCTCCATGGCGATAGCATCCATAGCCTCATTTTGCTTGGGACTGAATTCGATCATACCTCAATTTCTTTATCACCCCATTTGATTATGGTTTTGGTTAGGGCTTCACCGGAATGCTCAATTTCATGCTTCTCTACATAGCCGCGCTTCTTGGCTTTGGTTTTGAGGTAGAAGATAGTGGCCACTGTATTGCCATCTCTTATCTGCCTATGCAGTTGGCTTTCTACGAAGTCAATACATATTTCGGATATTTCGTCTACGGCTTCCCGGTAGGCGGCATCTTCCTCCCTCCACCGGTAATGTGTCTGCCTTGATATACCTACCCTTTTGCAGGCTCCCGTTACTACCCCTAACGTGCTTTCAAGGGCTAAAATCATCGCCCTTTTTAATTCGTCACTTTTGTCACTCTCTTGGGACTGCACTACCGGGCTATTATCTTTGTTTTTTTTCGGCATCTTCAATCAGTTTTAGGATTAAAAAAAGGGCCTCATCCGAATTTTCTACATCGTGATGGGCTGATATATTGCTTACTCTCGTGGCTATGCTTTTGATATGTCGGTCGGTTTGTTGGCTGCCCCTTAACCGGCGGCCCTCATCCCCATGCCCTTGTATTTTTACGATTATTGGTGAGGCTGCGGTGATGAATGTTGAATTAGTGAACCGGTCCCCCTCATATATGTTTATTTTATCATAATTGCGGACCATAAAAGCGGCTATATCCTTTACGGCGGCCATGGAGAGGCGGTCGCTTCCTTCAAACGTGGAATTATCGTATTTCCCTATTATGTTAACCAAACTATTAGAGTGGTAGTATATCATGCCTATTTTGTAGGTTAAATTGGCTCCCTTTAACTTTATCAGTTGTTTCATAACCCAAGTCTTGCCTACTCCACAGGCTCCAATTAAAAGTACATTCATCGTATGTAGTCGTTATAGCGGTTAGAAAAACAGTCATATTCCTTGTCCATCATAATAACCTCGCCGGTAGTGAGGTAGTGATTCTGCTTCCGGGGATCAAGGCCGTAATCCTTGGGGTTATCCTCTATGCGCAGGTGCTTGGGCAGGGATTCCTTGCGGCATTGCCAAAATATATCAAACTTACAGGGATCGCGCCATTTTTGGGTAGCGTAAACAATCCTTTCGTAGAACATATCATTGTAAACATTGGGGTATCTGCGGTTAGGCCGGTGCCATGACTTATAGCAACAAAGGGTAGATTCAAGGGTAAAAAAAGACAGGTCCGGGTGAGGGTATTTCTTCCCGGCATCTTGTATCAGCCTGTCGGCTTCCACCTTCAGCCACGCTATGAACTGCTCATCGTACTTAACCGGCTCTTTCCACCAATCCATATCATCGCGGCCCAATACCTTGCAGAGGCCATTGCGATGGGACCGGCTGCCGTCTATGTCATCAAGGAATAGGCTATTGCAGTCAATGTGCAGCCCGGCTATTTTGAGGTATTCGGTATAGGAGAAAGTAGCAAGGCGGCCAAAACTGAAAAAATTGGTTATTATGTTATCCCATAGTTTTGTGAAGTTATCGTAATGGTTAGGGCTATCGGTGAGGGCTTCAAAGTATTCCTCTTGGGTGCGGCCGGCAAGATTTTCCCGGTAAGACATTACACATTGTTCAAATGTGTTCTTTACATAGCGGCGATCGGTGTCCCACCCTAATTTTTCATAATGCTTGCGGAACCATGCACTGAACTTGGTCATATCAATTTTGTGCAAATCGGGAAATTGCTCAAATATCAAGTAGGTAGTTATCACATTCTGACTGCAGCCATTGATGAAGGCGAACCATAAACGCTGCTCATGGCTCATGCCTAACTTGGCAAATAGGTAGGGGAAAGCGTAATATACCGCGCCGGGATGGGACCGGTATTTGAGATGAAAGGCATAAAAGCGCAGGAATACCTCACGCCGGTGTTGAGGCAGGCGAAAGTCCATGCCATATTGTAGGTCGGAAATAGGCTCTACGCCGTTCAATTCACAATAACTGCCGATTTTTACCATAAGTATTTAGGCTCGTTACCTACGATCCAAAAGAGGGTATTTTCGTTCCAATATTGCTCAAACTTGTGGGGGTAGGACTTTATGTAATTGAGGCATTTGCCCTCATACCTCGGGTGCAGTTCCACGCCATCTATTTCGTATGGCATCCAATCCTCGTAAGTACAATATCCTTCGCCATTGGGATTGAAGTGCAGTACATCTATACCTTTGGGGTTAGAGGTATTAAGAAAGCGGTAATTGAAAGCCTTGTTGACCGGCTTGCCTATCACCCGGCTTATTAATTCAAGGCGATGGGGTATGTAGTTCAGATTCTTGCTCCCATTGTTGCCAATGCCCATAAGTATAACCCTTTTGAGGGACTTGGGCATCTTATTGAAAAGGCCGTACATAATTGAAGTAACGGAATTGCAACTGCCACAGGGAATAATTATTGTTTCTATGTGGTCGGGGATATTATTTACTTGGATTGAACCGACCTTATGAAATCCTTCTATGCGGTCGGGGGGGTTGAGGCGATCATCAAGGGTTATGTTTGTTTCAAGTACCTCATGTGCCGGTATCTTCTCCTTGAACTGAAAGCACTTTGATTGGAGGGCCTTGGCGTAGCCTATGTTAGTTACAATGAACTTGGCCCCGGCCTGCTCTGCCAACTGCATATTCTTGTGCTTCATGTAGTCCTTGGCACCGGTAACGATGAGGCATCCAAGATCATAATGCTTGCAGATAGAGGATATAAAAGGGTGTTGGGGGCTGCCTACTACGGACCCGGATATTACTCCCCGGATTCCCTTCTCCTTTACCCACCCATTGACAAGCCATAGGCATTGGCGCAATTTGGAGCCATTGATGGAGTGATAGCCCAATGGGGCAAATTTATCCTCTCGCTTGTACCATATGCCGCCTATCTGCTCCACAGGGGTGAGATTCCAAAGGTAGTTTTCCCACCGGGATATTGAACGATCAATGCTATGAACCGGGAAAATGCTATTCATTGGTCAGGAATGCTTTAAGGGGATAGAATACAAGGGAATTGCGATAGCCACCGGGTGCAAGGGGTATGATGGGGGTAACGCCATGAATATTGCGCCACGCCGGGTAAACTAACATGGAATTATCTACGCTATCCATTGTAGCCCCATAATCGGGGACTGTGGTGCCGCCGCCCTTACTATTCTGCCGCTTGCAGATAATTACATTTACGCATCCTTTGATATTGGCATGGTCTACATGGAAGGGAGCCGCTATATTGAAATTGGAGATACTGCTCGTGAACATCCGACCAAATTTCCATTGCTTGGGGACCTTCTCAAATATTTCCATCTGATTCTTGTAAATGTTGGGGGCTATGGTCTTGATTAGTTCCTCCGATTCAAAGCAGGCCATCATCATCGCCTTAACAAAGGTTTGGGCTGACTTTACTTGGTGAACGCTGCTGATTGTAGGGTAGGGCCTTCTCATATGCGGCTTGGGGGGTACTGAACCCAAGATAGTGGAGTATTGGAGTACCTCGTGTTGAGTGTCGTGGAGGCCGCTGCTACGCTTCATCGTGGACTTGGGGACCCGATCGGAAAGCAATTCATGATTAGCAAGGGCAATGATCTTGGTCAGTTTTTCTGAATATTTTGAAATATCCCTGATAAAGAACCCTATTACCTCATCATCTGAAACAAACAGGCTATCCTCGGTGATATTCGGCTCAATGTATTCGCATACATCACCAACTTTTACGTTGTGTTCTACTTGCTTTAGTTCAACTATTTTCATTTTTTTCTTTTTTAGTTCCAAAATAATAACTGAATATCATTAGCACCAATGTCTTGATTAGGTCAAATAATTGGGCATTTTGGTCATCCGGGATCAGTTTAATTCTCCACGCTATCACCTTGTCTACTATGTAGAGGGCCACCAATGAGGTAAACACCAATAGAATGAACCTTACAAGTATCTCCTGCGTATTGTTGGCAAATAGCTTATTAACGTAGTAGATGGCAATGGATATGAAAAGCAGGGCCATAACTATGCCCAAAATCATTATAGCGTTGCTGCCGGATGAAAACATATCTAAATATTTTTTAATGCTTGCAGGAATACCCTACCTGACTATATTTATCTATCCTCCCATCATTTCATCAATCACATTGTCAACATCCTTACCTGCACTTTTTAGCAAATCTTTTGTTGTATCCGCTTCTTCTCCCATTGCCACATTTACCGCATCTTTTACTACCGCTATTGGAGTAAGTGCTGTTTTTATTGTTGCACTAACAATACTTGAAAATAGTCCCATATTATTTAATTTTTTTTAATGCTTCAAGAAATACGCCCCCTATATATATACCCCGTATACGGGCTTCCTTTTCAAGTTCCTTGGCTTCTATGTAGCGTAACCCGAACTCAATCTGAATAGCCTTCTTTACACCGCTGCTCATAGCATCCATATCGCCGGACAGGTCTGCGTAGTCAAGGGCTGAATAGTCAAATGTTTCCTTACCGATCCACTTATTGAATAGGTCGGTGTCCCAATCCTGCTCAATGGCATCATCATCCCATTCGCCATAACTGATATTGTCCTTGATGATTAACTCCCTGCGCTTATCCTCGGGCAGATCAACCATAATGGCAGGCACTTGCTCCCACCCTAACTCCCGGCAAGCCCGGTAACGCATATTACCGCACAGGATATTCATTTCGGTATCTACAACCAATGGCCGGACATTCATCATTTCCGGGAAATCCCGTATAGAGGTTAAGAGGGTTTGATATTTGTAGGTATCAATAATGCGAGGGTTGGCTACATCTAACTTGAACTCGGAAATTTCGTACTCTTTTACACGCATAGGGCTTCTTTTAAGGCATTAATGAAAATGGCAGGAATGTCGCGACCTTCACCCCTCAACTTTTTGTAGATGGCGTTGGCTTCATCGTAATCATCTATATCAAACTCAATTTGGATAATCCGCTTGTCGGCCTTCTCATCCTCGGCTTCCTGTTCGGCTTCCGGATCATGGGCTGCGGTGCTTGTACCGGATTCCTCATGGTCATCCTCTAAAAATTGGGTAGGCTGCCATACATTAAGGCCCCACTCGGTAAGTTTGTCGTTGTCGTAATTGTTGGCAAGTTGGTCCCAATCCCATACGCCATAGTTAGCGTTGTCTTTGATGATAAACTCCTTCTTTTGGGCAGGGGTTAGGCCGGTAACTTGCATTACTTGGACCCTCTTTACGCCGGCCTCTATGCAGGCTTTCCATCTCATGTTGCCTCCGAGGATCATATTGTCCTCATCAATTACTATATCCCGTATGGAAAGCATTTCGGGAAAGTCCTCAATGGACTTAACTAATTGCTTGAACCTATGGTCCTTGATGATACGGGGGTTTTGGGGATTAGCCTTAATTTCATTAACCTTTAGGGTTAATACTTTCATGTTCATGGTGTGTGATTTTCGTAAAAGTACAAATTAATTTACTGATATTATCTACCTAATACGAGCATGGCGGCATCTCGGCTATGTTCATTGGTTTTTTTATTCCACTTGGATATAATACTGAACTGCCCGGCCCCTAATTTTGTCTTGTTATTCTTGGGGGCTACCATTTCAAAATGTGCGCCAATGTCGGTAAGAAAATCCTCCCATATTTTGGCATCACGTTTTACGGAACCGGCTCCCTGTAACTGCTCCCGGCCGGAATTACCAAACCATTTCCTCTTACGTGCATCTTCAACCCGGACAAAGGTCATTCGCGGATTTTCCATTACTATATGCCTAACAAGGTCTATGGCTTGATGGATCATTAGCGTATCTACATCTTCAAACTTTTTTTCCAATGAATCCCAAAGGGCAAAGCCGGTATTAACGCCGGTGTCAATTCCAATGTAGTACCTATAATTCTTGTTATTCATCCTACCGCTTGTATTTGATTATATTTAAGTTCCACGTAAGTGTGGACCGGAATGCCGCAAAATTCGTCTAATTCGCCGTTTAAATTCAAATCTAATAAAACCTTTATGGTGATGCCCACTCTTATCTCTATTGGAGGCCTATGATACTTGAACATAAATTCATTCAAGGTCTGCTCCATTAAATTGATTATCTCATTAGCGTCCGGGCTTACCATCGTCTAAAATTTTAACCCGATCCAAATGGACCGGGAACCGATCATTATTTTTACCCTCTACTATCAAGACATTCATACGAACCGAAATTATCAATACTTTGTCGTTTTTTTTACCATATAATTTACACCCTTTTCCATAGCTGAATATATCTTCTAACAGGACCGCATACATAATTTAGTAGGTTTTTCATTGAGTACAATATTGTAACTGAAGTAGCCACAATTAAAAATACAGGAATACCTACTATAAAGAAGTAAAGTACCTTTAAAAACCATGCGGAAAACTGAATAAGTATTGTTAAATATTTTTTCATTTGGAAGCGTTTATCATTGAGCAATGGGGACATACGGCTACGGCTATCTTTTTTTTGAAAAGAGTAATAGTGAAAAGGGCCTTGCAGCCCTTACACTTAACCCATATAGGTATTATCTTCATCATATGCGGCGGTCTGAACCTTTCAGTTCAATGATATTAAACATTTCCCTCATGCGAGATACAACCCGATCGCCATACCTCTCCTTAATCATTTGCGGATTAAGGTTGGAGGTTATGTGTGTTTCGTGAAAGTCCAAGCCATTGTCATAGCGATCAAGTAATATCTGCTCAAATACGTTTTTCTTATTGCCGTAATTATTTGCTGATTCGGATTCGGTACCGAGATCATCAAAGCAGATACCCTCAACCGGCTGAAAAAAGTTATCTATGTTCTTTACGAAGGGGGTAAGAGAATGGCTCATGGGCTCAATAACCTCATGGCCGTATTTAACGTATTCGCTTACCACCTTGCGGCATGAAATCAACTTATAGCAGCATCTTTTGTTCTTCATAAAAAGTTCCATTAACTTGGTCTTTCCTACCCCTACGCTACCAAAAAGGAATAGGCCCTTGTTCAAATCCATCTTAACCCCTATCCCGTTAAGTTGAAAGTCATTAAACCGAGCATCCCTGTTGAAATAAAAGGTCAAAGCGTTTACATACTCGCGGTTGGAGGCATCCAAATTGAAGCCCAATGTATTCATGCGATACTTAATAAAATCAGAATACACCTCGGTAGCCCATGGCTCCCGGTAAAAGTTTGCCACGTTCTGCCTTTCCCTTTCGCGCCTTTCGTGTTCAAGTACTTCTGCCTTCTTTGCCTTGGCCTCCCGGATCAAAGCATCTAATTCCTCCGGCGTTAATTCTACATCGGAAGGGGTTACAGGATCAGAACCCTTTGGTAAGTTCGGTTGGGAGATCATTTCTTCCATTGCTTGTGTGAGTGTTTTTTGCATTGTTGTTGTTTTTCCAATTTATGATAAAATTCTTTACGAGATAGCCCCATTGCTTAACAGGGGACCCATTTAGGACCCACCCAATGGCTTCGTACTTATTGTAAAAATGCTCGGCCATTTCCATTGTACCGCCCTGCTGAATGAATACGCGTTGTACCTCACCCTTTGGCGGCGCGTATAAAGGCCGGGATTCAATAATGTTTCCCCCTACAACCCCCTTACTTAATTCATTTATATTTTCATTTTCATTTTCATTTTCATTTTCAGTAAGGTTTGTTGTAGGTAAACCTATAGGTATATCATTAGGTATTGCATTAGGTTTTCTACCTCCCTTTTTTCCGTTGTTGCGCCGGGATTCGGTAAAATGTTTGCGCTTTTCAACCTCATCCTCTAACCTCGGGTTATACCAATTACCACTCTCGTCAATACTAAACTTTGAACGTAGGCTATCCGAAATAAAACCTACGACAAACCTAATGGTATCTTCTTGCAATCGCCCTTGCTGATGCATAAGGCAAAGTATGGTAATGTATCGGCCCCGATCTTCAAAATTTAAGGTTAAAGTTCCGGTAAGAAAATCTGAACTATAGAACAGGAATGCAGGGTCTTTAGCCATTGTCTTGATTTTTTAAATATTCACTTTCATACACGTAGTTCTCTGAATCATTTACATGATTAAGTTGGCCATCAACATAGCCGGCATTGTAATCTATAACCCTTTGGGCTCTCTCCATTGCTTTGGCTTGTTTAATTTCTTCATCATACATTGTTTGAAATGTAATAGATAATTTACTTGCTAACCATTCAACTGCTGTTTGTTGTTTCATTTGTTATAGGTTTCATTGTAGTATTGTTCTCCATTTTCAAAATCTCTACCTGTTTCTTTAGAATAGAAATATGCATAATCACCATCATCCCAAGCCTTACTTATCTGCTCTTTCTCCATTGCTTTGGCTTGTTGAATAGTTATATACAATTCTACAAGTTCAGCTCCTTTAGCATTAACTACATTAAGGTTTTGCATTTTTTCAAGCAACCATTCTACTGCTGTTGTGTTTTGAACCTTAGTCCATTTGCTTTTCTGCTTGAATGTTTTATCT